GAAATGTGGAACATGCAGAATCAGTATAATTCACCGACTGCGCAAATGTCCCGTCTTCGGCAAGCTGGCCTTAATCCTAATTTGGTTTATGGTAGTGGTGTTACTGGTAATAGCGCTGGTTCAGCTCCGCAATATCAACCCGCGAAAATCCAACGTGCTACAATGGAACCCTACCGCGGCTGGAATCTTGGTTTATCTGATGCTGCGTCTATGTATATGGCAATGCGTCAAAATAAAGCTCAAGTTGAAAACATGGAAGCTCAAAATAAGCTCATTAAAGAACAAGCTCGAACCGAAGGTATTCGTCAAGGCAATATTGCTATGTCTACCGCTCGTTCCGGGTTTGATCTTAACCTTGCTCGTGAGCTTCGTAACGTATCTATTGATCGTGCTATAGCAGAGAAAAATCTCTCCGAAGCAAGCGCTGCTGGCGCTTGGACTGGTGCGAATCAAAAGGTACTCCAATATGAATTAGATCGTACCCTGTTTGACAATAAGATTAAGCTTTCGAATGCTCAATATGCAACCGCAATGGAAGGTATCCGTAAACTTCAACAGGATAACGATATTAATGCGTTCCGTAATAGAATGGAACGTCTTTTCGGTGATAGTTCAGATGCAAAGAATGTTGCTTCCGAATTATTTAAGCGTATGATGATGTACATGTTTCGCGATTCTCGCGAGCTTGACCAAATGTTTAACCCCAAATAATTTTTTGTTATGAGACGTAGACGTAGAGGCCGTAGACGTGGATTTCTCGGTCGTAGTAGAAGACGTAGAATTCGTGGTTATCGTGTAAGTAGAGGAGGTGTTCGCTTATGAAACCAGTTTGGAAAATTATCATTGCCGTTTTAGAAACGGTCATTGATGCTGTAAAGTCGATCTTTGACAAACCCGATACCCCTGCGTTGAATGGCTAAATGCCTTCACCCTATGTATCTTGCCAGTGTAGAAGCGAAAGTTCCTTGCGGTTGGTGTGTAAACTGTCGTCAGAATAAGCGTCAATCTTGGGTGTATCGCTTACAAGCGGAAGCCAAAGAATATCCGCTATCGTTGTTCGTCACTCTTACTTATGATGATGAACATTTACCGATAGAAAGAATTGGTAGTGACCTATTTCAAACGAACGTTGCCGTAGTATCCAAACGTGATGTACAATTGTTTATGAAACGGCTTCGAAAGAAATATGAGGACTATAAAATGCGTTATTTTGTCACTTCTGAATATGGTGCAAAAAATGGCCGCCCTCACTATCATATGATCTTATTTGGCTTCCCTTTTACTGGTAAAATGGCTGGTGACTTACTGGCCGAATGTTGGCAGAATGGTTTTGTACAAGCTCACCCTTTGACAATCAAAGAGATTGCTTATGTCTGTAAATACATGTACGAAAAAAGTATGTGTCCCGAGATTCTTCGGGATGAAAAGAAGTACAAACCTTTTATGCTTTGTTCCCGAAATCCCGGTATTGGCTTTGGATTTATGAAAGCTGATATCATCGAATTTTATCGTAGACATCCTCGTGATTATGTTCGTGCGTGGGCCGGTCATAAAATGGCTATGCCTCGTTATTATGCTGATAAGCTCTATGATGATGATATGAAAGCCTTTTTAAAGGAAATGCGTGAAGAGTTTTTCCGACATAAAATGTTCAATGAGTGGATTGATTATTGTGCTCGTGAAAATCCTATTCTTACCGATCTCATGCAGCTTGAACAACGCGAAGAGTATGAAAAAAGAATGAATGAACGTTTAAGATGTAAAATGTAATGGCAAATATATTTAACTCGATAAGAATGAAACGTCCTCGTCGGAATGCTTTCAACTTATCATATGAATCAAAGTTAACGTTGAACATGGGCGAACTCGTACCTATTATGTGTATGCCTGTTGTTCCCGGTGATAAATTCCGTGTGAAAACTGAATCCCTCGTGCGTTTGGCTCCCCTTGTGGCTCCTATGATGCACCGCGTGAATGTTTTTACTCACTATTTCTTTGTGCCGAATCGTCTTGTGTGGAATGAATGGGAAGACTTCATAACTAAAGGCGTAGACGGTGAAGATATGCCAATGTTCCCGAAAATTCAAATTAATCAAGACTCGCACTTAGTTTCTTCGGCTTCATTAATAAAAGAATATTTTGGCGATTCTTCTCTCTGGGATTATCTTGGATTGCCTACGCTTTCTGCTTGTGGTAATAAATCTTATAATGTTGTTAACGGCGTTAAGGTTCCTTCCGGTTTCCAAGTATCCGCGTTGCCTTTCCGTGCCTATCAGTTGATCTATAATGAGTATTATCGTGATCAGAATTTGACCGAACCTATCGATTTCACCTTAGGTAGTGGAACAACCGTTGGTGGTGATCAGCTTATGGCGCTCATGTCGCTTCGTCGTCGTGCTTGGGAAAAAGACTATTTTACTTCTGCCCTTCCGTGGTTGCAACGTGGGCCCGAAGTCACTGTTCCTGTGCAAGGCGCTGGCGGTTCTATGGATGTTGTTTATGAACGTCAGTCTGATAGTCAAAAATGGGTAGATTCTTCTGGTCGTGAATTTGAGAATGGCCATGCTTATGATATTACTATGGCCAGGGCTAACGATCCTAATTCTGCTTTAATGGTTGCCGTCAATGGTGGTACAAATAACCGTGCGCCCGAACTCGATCCGAACGGTACATTAAAAGTCAATGTTGACGAGATGGGAATTAACATTAACGACCTTCGTACTTCGAATGCTTTGCAGCGTTGGTTCGAACGTAACGCTCGTGGTGGTTCTCGTTATATTGAACAGATTCTGTCACACTTTGGTGTTCGTTCATCTGATGCGCGTTTACAGCGTCCGCAGTTCCTCGGTGGCGGTCGTATGCCTATTTCTGTGTCGGAAGTATTGCAAACATCCTCGACTGATGAAACGTCACCGCAGGCAAATATGGCCGGACATGGTATTTCTGCTGGAATCAATAACGGTTTCAAGCATTATTTTGAAGAGCATGGATATATTATCGGTATCATGTCTATTACTCCGCGTTCCGGCTATCAACAGGGTGTTCCGCGTGATTTTACGAAGTTTGATAACATGGATTTCTATTTCCCGGAATTTGCCCATTTGTCAGAACAGGAAATTAGTTATAAGAAACAAGCTTTAGATGTGGAAAATTCTGTCGGTTTCTTTACAAAAATTTTTAGAAAAAGCAAATATCAATCTGCGCTTGATTTGGCTGAATGCTTTAGATTGAAGGCACAAGAATGCACGATTGCTGTTAATCAAGCCTCACATAAAATTGGCGTAGAAAGAGCGCAAGTCAAAAAACACCGTATTGATAAAGATAATGCTTTACAACGATTACATGAGTCAAAGGAAAGACTCAAAAAGCTAGAGGGAAATAAGTCTACTACTCAGATGAGAATTCTTCGGTTGAAGGGAGAAATTAATAATGCACAAGTCAGAGCTGAAGCAGCCAAGTCAGAATGCGAAAGAGACTTAAGGGAATATCTTAGTGCTGGAGATATGAAGACAGGCAAAGTTCTGGATGATACATTTATTGAGGATGTTCTTTCTAAGAATGATAAAGTATCTACTAAAGCGCAGATTTCTAATCCATGGTCTACGGAAGAATTTAATCGAGAAAGGGAAAAATTATTTTATCTAGCCCTTCAAATGACAAAGGAGTTTGTCCTAAGTTCTAAGTCGTGCAGAACAAATTTGTGTATTTTAGGTCAATATTGGGGGTTTAGAACAGAAAATGATACAGATAGAATCAAATTCCATAAGCAGGATAGAGAAGCGATGATAGCCTCATTATTCCAGACATTGTTCTTGATTACACCGGTTATATCTTCTACGTTTGCTTCCGTTGGAAGATTATTAAGAGATATGAAAACACCGGGGTGCATAGGCACACTTGTAATAGATGAGGCAGGGCAGGCTCAACCGCAGATGGCTGTTGGTGCATTATACAGAGCGAGGAAAGCTATAATAGTAGGCGATCCAAAGCAAGTGGAGCCAGTGGTAACAGATGATCTTAAGCTCTTGAAAGAGGCGTATTCAGAACCTGTATTTGCAAACTATAAAAACAAGTCATTATCGGTACAAAGCTGTGCGGATATAATGAATCCTTTTGGTACTTCCTATGATAACGGAACGGATTATCCTGATTGGGTTGGATGTCCGCTGCTTGTACATAGAAGGTGTATTTCTCCTATGTATGAAATATCGAATCGTATTTCATACAATGGAATTATGAAGCAACAAACCTTGCCACCATCAGATGGTAAGGTTGAGTCTTTTATTTACGAAAAATCGCAGTGGATAAATGTAACTGGGGTTGAAAACGGACATGGAGATCATTATGTAGCTGAACAAGGTAATGTTGTCTGCGAAATGGTAAATGTTTCTTTCCAGAAGGCAATTAAGATATCAAAAATGCAGGTTGACACCAAGCCAAGTCTCTATATTATCACTCCTTTTACTACTGTGGTAAGTGGATTACGGAAGGCAATTGGTACATATGCAACTAGAAACAAAAACTCTGCTTTAGGGGTTAGTACATCTCTTGATGAATGGTTATATGATAATATTGGTACAGTTCATAAATTTCAGGGAAAAGAGGCAAACGAGGTGATTTTTGTTCTCGGATGTGATGAGTCGCAGAAAAATAGATATGCTGTAAAAGGTTTCGTAAATAGCAATATCGTTAACGTGGCGGCTACCAGGGCAAAATATAGGTTTTACATGGTAGGGGATCAAAAGGTTTGGGGAAAAAATGAATATGTTAACGAAGCCAAGTCTATTATGGATAGGTTACTTATAGAGGATGCGGAAGAAAATAATTAAGCTCTCCTGAGTCACATTGATCAATTTCTAGAACATCATTATATCTGTTTCTCAAACAGGAAAGAGCC